CTTCTTCGTAGATTTTAATTAAATCTTGTTTATGCGCCGCCGCCTGTTATAAGCGAACCTAGTGTACGTCCAACTGCTGTACCAATACCTGTATCTGTAGGTGTTTGGATTGCGTTATCGTATTGTATTTCTAGTGTAACTGTTACTGGTTCGTTTGCACTATATGCTAATGTGTTGTAATTAGCGTTAGTAACAAAACAACCATAAAGTTCAAAAGTTTCTAATACGTTTGGAGTGTTAGCACCGTTACCACCGTCCAAGATCTCAATACGTGTTGTAAATTTATAATCTTGTCCACTTGCCGCACTTGACTGCTCGTAGAAGTCGAATTGCTTCTGCAACTGTTCGCCTACTAGTTTTTGTACTGCGTTGTTTACATCTTCACGTAAGTTCAATGTAATTGGTGACCATGTGTGCTTACCAGCTAAGTATGCTTTTGAGTTGTAAGCGTGTATTTCCATTGGCTCAAATGCCACTGTTGGTCGAGTTACATCAATTACCTGTTTAGTAAGTTCAGTAGTCGGTGTGCTTACACCAAAGTTTTCCAGAGACACTCTAAAGCGGTACTGGAGCTTTGGCATCAACAAGCCTTGTGTACTAGCGGAGTCACCGCTTGCTAAAGGCACTGTAATTTTTGATAGTGTTGAAATTGCCATTTAATATGCTCCTAAGTTAAAAGTATTTATCATCTTATAGTCCTGATATTTCGCCTGTATTTTTCAATCTAAGCGGAATGTAAATAAACTCAATAGCTTTAACAGGTTCAATAGCAACATCTACATATAGTTCGTTTCTATCAATTCTGCTTGGAGTATTGTTTGTTTCATCACATACAACTAAGAAGTCATACAAGGCTCTTTGACCAACAAGCTCAAGAAGTAAACTTTCAACTTGCTGTTTAATCTCATCACGTGTAATTTTATCATTTGGTTCAAAGATATATGGTTTAGCAAGAGTGTTTAGCTGACTACGTAAGTAGATAACCAAACGTGCTACGTTGATTCTGTCTAGCGCACTGTTGCCTCTAGCACGAGTTTTCTGTCCAAAGTTAACAAGTCCTGCACCTGTAATAAACGTAATTGGGTTAACGCCTTGTGCATATAATGTGTCTCTTTGTCCTTCGTTTAGAGCTACAGTTGTAAATTCGCCTTCGCTATTAATGTAACCAGTTGCTGATGCGTTAGTAATTCCGCCACGTCTTGTACCTGCTGGTGCAAACCATGGATAGCTAACTTGATCACTTAATGCAATAGTTCTTAGCATCATGTGCGAAGCTGGAACTACAACGTTGTTACCAAAGTTGTCACTTGTAAATCCTGCTGGATAAAATATTGCAAAGTAATCATCTCTACTTACAAGTCCATCATCATTATCTTCTGATGCTAGTTTAGCATTAGTTGCCCATTCATTTAATGAAGTAGCATCTGGTGTTAAACGCATTGGTGCATCTCCAACAACAAAGCCTGTTAAACCTCTGTCGTAGTTTAATGAAATCATTTCACCAATTAGTTCTGGATATCCTGGTGATGCAATCAAGTTAAAGATACGTGCTTCGTCATCTCTAATCTCATCGTTGTTATTAACAATACCTTGTAATGATTGTACAACAACTTTACGCTGTGCATTACGTCCAAAGCTACCTGAACCATCAGCTTGGTTAGATGATTCAGTTACCCAACGATCTTTATTGTAACTTGCCATTGCTTCATCTTTATGACGTAAATTCTTATCGCCAGTTGTGATGTAGTTTGTAACAAATTTCTTAACATTGAATCCGCTTCTACGTGTGTTAACAAGTATCATACCTTGTGGATATAGTGCTGGATCTGGAGCATCTGGGTCTAAGTAGTTGCTAGTTAGCAAGTCTTTAATTGACCCTGCTGTTGAACCAAGCGCACCACTTGTACCATATCTTGCATCTGCAAATAGTACACCATTTTCTGTAGTTTGATCTGATTTATCTAATAATTCCCATGCTTCCGTTGCTTTTCTGTATTTGTAAATCATCGGAAAGTTTTCTAAATCACTTGTGTCAATCCAAAGATCGCCATTTGCTAAGTTACTACCATCTGATTGTTTTGTTGGATCACTTGCAGATACTATTGGTCCTAATGGATCAGTTTTATCTGAAGTTACTGCTGAGTAGTAAGGAGCCGCGTCACCAAAGTTAACAGCTTCGTCACCGCTGTATTGATAACCTACCCAAGTTGTACCATTGTGGATCATAATGTCCATTTGATCAACAATTGAGTTGTACCATAACTGACCATCTGCCGCTGTGTTAGTTGGCGCACTAGCACTTGCTTTATAGTTTAATGTAGACCAATTACTTGCTCTATATGTTTGTGGTGTAGTTGAAACATCTGTTCCTGGCTCATAACTTACAAAGTCTGTACCAGTGTTTGCATCTACGTATGGTGAAATACCTAATAGTGTTAATGAAGCATTTGCGCCACTACCGTCTGTTAGTTTAATTTCTCCACCTTTTGAGTGCTTAATAATAATTTTGTTTTCTGCATCAACTTCTGCACTTACGTTTGCAATGCCTGCACTTGTGATTGCTGTAGCCCAAGCAATAGCTTGATCTGCTGCCGATTCACTGCCAGTCATTGTTACTGCAATAGTACTTGCCGAAAAGTTACTAAAGTCTGCACTGCCTGGTGCTGTTGACTGTAGTGTCAAGTTGTATGTACCTGCCGCAAATGAACTTGCTTCAATTGCACTTGTTTTAATTACTGTTGCGCCGCCTGCACTACGTCTGTACAACTTAAATGTTGCAATTGGTAATGTGTCGCCTGCAACGTTTGTTAATACAAACATGTCGCCAATTTGTAAGTTTGATCCGCCGCCTGTTCT